TTATGGACGCATTATGGACATTCCTGACACCGGGTTAAGAGTCACAGCATCTTGTAAGAAATCCGGTGCAAAGTGTGCGTAGGTCATAGTTTGCTGAATGTTAGAATGACCCAGGATGCGCTGCAATGTGATTATGTTACCTCCATTCATTATAAAATGTGTGGCAAATGTATGCCTCAAAACATGCACTGCCTGTCCGTCAGGTAAATCGGGTTTTACTTCCCTGAGAGCGTTACGCACTTTGTAGTAACTGGCATTAAAAAGCCTGCCTGAATTTTTGGTCTTGATCCGTTTAATCAGGTCCTGCGAAACGGGAATTGTCCTGCGCTTTCCGTTTTTAGTTTTCATAAACGTAACCATCTGGTTAATGATGTGTTCAGCTTTCAAATTAGACACTTCACTCCAGCGTCCACCAGTAGAAAGGCAGACCAGAGTTGCATTTAACTCATCACCATCAAGCATGGATAACAGCCGCGTAATCTCTTCACTGGACAAAAAAGCCATTTCCGTAACAGCTTCACGTAACCGCTTAACCTCACGGAACGGGTTGTGAGAGTGGTATTCACCGGCGTCAATTAACTTGGTGAACATCCCGCTCATTATTGCCAGATGCCGATTTACGCTGGCTGGTTTTAGACCATCGTTCATCATTACAACGCGATAATCAGTTATCGTTTTCTTTGTTAGCTGGTCAGCTCTGGACACTCCCATTTCTGCAAATTTGGCGATTATTGTCGTTAAACGCCCCCGTTCAATATCTCCACGCTCATGTGATTTTCCGTGATATATCCACCATCTGCCTAACAACTCTGTAAGAGTTCGGCGGTCGGCTGGCTTCTCTAACCACTCTTTGTTGTGGTAGTTAACCAGAACATGACGCTCGAATGCTTGAGCTTCACCTTTAGTTTTAAATTTCCGCCTGATACGTTTTCCATCTGCACCCTGCGGTCTGACGTCCACTTCATAACGACCATCATCGAGCTTTTTAATAGACATAAAGCCCTCCGATGACGCTGTTTACTTCTACTACTTGAAAATTAATGCAATTTTCTTTCGTACACTTACTGCACACATATGCTGAATAAATCGTCAACCAGTCTTTTGGTCTGAGTGGTACAAGGTTGTTGAGTCTTGCCCAATGTGCGCGAGCGCCGGGGCTATTTGTCCGCCAGCGGGATCAGTTTCATCAAACATGAACCAGTCACGGTATTTTCTGAACCTTTCTACTTTAAAAAACTTCTTAGCATTTTCTAGGGACATCATAGCCTTACCTGATTCATAACCTGCATATGTGGTGTAGTTGATGCCAGCTAGTTCAGCTACCTCCTTCATTTTCAGACGTTCAGATTCACGGATAAGCTTCAAACGTTCGCTAGTGTCAGTTGACATAAATTCTCTAACCTCGTATTCTTTTGCATAGTTGATATGATTTATCAGCATCTAACGACTCTAAATCGCTCTAGATCGCTGACATCAATGTGAGGATAGCAAAATGAATGTCGGATCTGAAATTTGTGACGAGAAAAGACAAGAAGTTTCTGCTCTTAAAAAAAACAAGCGTGATTCCATTAAATTGGCTGCGGATCCGTCAGATTTACTGTCGAAAGAGGGTTTTGCTCTTTACATCGGAAAGACTCCTCGCGCGGTGGCTGAAATGGCACGAGCTGGAAAGCTGCCAGCATTCTATATGACAGATCCGTTAAAGCCGGGCGGTCACGCTGAGTTATGGATTAATCGGCGTGAGTGGGACAAATATGCAGCCCAGCTAGTCGATGAAGCACCGACAGAATGGCATGACTGGAAGAACCGCATAAGTTACAGCAAATCCAGACATGGCCACGCGGCCTAAGGAGGAGCCATGAGGCAAGATTTAAATAAAACATCGGTGACTATCATCAGAGGAAACCTTGAAGATGCATCACCATCTAACAGCCTAACTATTACGTATAGTGAGTTTGCTAATAGTACGAAAGAATATAAATCAGCCGATGAATTGAGAAAACAAAATATCATTTTGGATAATGATGAACTTGTTTTTATTAGTTCAGATGGTGATGAAGAAATTCTACGGCTGAATTTGAAATCTTTATTTTATGACTCTTTTTTGCGCATTAAATATGAATGCGTTGGTATGACCGTTCAAGAGCGCATGGAACTAGCTAAGGCGCTTCGTGAAACGATAATTTCTAAATCAGGCGATATAAATAGTATTAAATGGTCAATAGGGCTTGATGACTGGAAAAGTATTTTTGACATGATGACGCATCCGTATAAACAGCATACGGATGCAAGATGCTATTTTAAAAATGATTTATATCAATAAAGCCTTTGAGTTGGACTGGCTTTTTAGGGTGAATGATCTCTCTTAATTGAATAGTTAATTCATCCACTTTTTTAGCGTCCTCAAAATCTCCCATTGGAGTTGGCAGGGTATTTGCTAATGCAACCGCTTTTTCGAGAGTGGTTATAAGTTCGTCAATATTTTGATTATTCATTTATTACCTCGCTTGTGGTTGGTTGTTTTTGGCGATTCGATCTTACCACAAGACCATGTGCCGGACATGGCTAAAAACCGGCTCTGTTTCAGGAGGAGTTATGCAGGAACCTCGTTGTATTGCTCAGTTATTGCGTAACGAAAGCCCCAGGGCGATTGACTTCACCATCACCCACGGGAAGGGACGCAAGGGAATCATTATCCGCACCAAAAAACAGTGTCCGTTAAAGAAGGCTCTGACCTTTCTGAAAAGCCGGAGGGTCTGGAAATGACAGTGATGACACTTAATCTCGTCGAAAAACAGCCAGCAGCTATGCGCCGGATAATTGGTAAGCATCTGGCCGTCCCTCGCTGGCAGGATACATGTGATTATTATAATCAGATGATGGAACGCGAACGGCTAACGGTTTGCTTTCATGCGCAGTTAAAACAGCGTCACGCAACGATGCGTTTTGAAGAAATGAACGACGTCGAACGTGAACGGCTGGTTTGTGCAATTGATGAATTGCGCGGGGCATTCTCAAAACGCCGTCAGGTTGGCGCAAGTGAGTATGCATATATTAGTTTTTTAACAGTCAGTCAGCGTCGCACTTTATTTATGCACGCACGACTGACAGAAAAAGAATTTAACCAGCCATACTGGCGAATTAATGAAGAGTCATGTTACTGGCGTGATGCTTTATTCCGTGCATTACGTGAATTATTCAGTCTGTTTGAGTATGCACCGACAATTCTGACGTCGGTAAAACCAGAGCAATATCTGCATTAAGTAATTAACCAAAGTTTTTAACGCACTTAATCGTGCGGGGCTTCTTTTTGCCTGGAGAAAGTCATGCATACAGTTTCTGAAAATCAGTGCGGTAAATACGCATTAATGCTGCAACAGGCCAGAACCGAAGCACAGGCTGACGCAGCAACGCGCTTTTCGTCTCATCTTGATGCCATGATTCGCCACATCACAAAGGCGGAGTTATCCAGCGTGGAGATAGTCGAGTTGCTCAGTCAGGAGTCTGCCAAATTCCATAATCTAGGACTCAATAAATAACAGGAAAGTTGGAAATGACAAATACAAAATGGTTAAGGAAACGCTTAACAGATTATCAACTTTCATTACTTAAAAAATTAGATGACAAGACTCCACTACATCCTTCAAGCGATGTCTTCCGCTCTTGGCCTAGCCGTGTGGAAAAAACATTTATAGCAATGGGGAAATGGGGACTTGTGACCAAATCAAGAGAAGGTTTCTGTATTACCGATAATGGCCGGGAAATGATTGATTCTGCGGAGAGGGCATACAGCGAATGAAAAATATATTGCTTAATAACTGGCTGAAGATTTCAGTTATGAAAAACGGTGATTTGTCGCTAGCTGATATTAAACGCGATAAAAACACTGGGGATATGGTGGAATCAACTATAGCCATTTATGCGGATAAATTAAACCTCCTGTCTGATGTGGTCAATTTACTTGTTAAACGCGCTGTATTCCACAGGCAAATTTCCTCCGTGGATGAACTGACGAAATTAACGACAGAAATCGCCAGCTATTGCGCTGATGAATTTAAAAAACTGAACGACAAAAGGAGCTGGTAATGTCGGACAACGTAGATTTTATTCAGGAACAACAGGCTGAATTACTGGAGCGCCAGATTAACGCGGCAAGGGTAAAACATTGCGGTGCTTCTGCGCTGGTTTGCGAAGAGTGTGATGCGCCAATACCTGCTGCCCGTCGTGCGGCTTATCCGTCAGCCACGCGTTGTGTTTCCTGTCAGTCAGTCTTTGAAGCAAAAAACAAACATTACCGGAGAACGGCATGAGTATTCGTATTGAAATTGGCGAACGTTATGTCGTTACCAGTGACAGCTTTCAGTTTATTCTCCACGAGAAAAAGAGAGCGGAAAGCGGTAAAAACGCCGGTCAGGAATGGCTGGCGGTGGTTGGTTATTACCGGAAATTAAGCCAGCTCGTTTCCGGCCTGATGCATCACGATATTCTGACCGGAAGCGCAAAGTCTTTTGCTGATTTAAACGCGCAGGTTGAGCAACTCAGCAAGCGTTGCTCAGAGGCTTTTGGCTCATATGGCCGTTAAAGCCTCCGGGCGTTTTGTCCCTCCGTCAGCATTTGCCGCAGGCACCGGTAAGGCGTTTACCGGTGCTTATACATGGAACGCGCCACGCGAGGCTGTCGGGCGCGAAAGACCCCTTACACGTGACGAGATGCGTCAGGTGCAAGGTGTTTTATCCACGATTAACCGCCTGCCTTACTTTTTGCGCTCGCTGTTTACTTCACGCTATGACTACATCCGGCGCAATAAAAGCCCGGTGCACGGGTTTTATTTCCTCACATCCACTTTTCAGCGTCGTTTATGGCCGCGCATTGAGCGTGTGAATCAGCGCCATGAAATGAACACCGACGCGTCGTTGCTGTTTCTGGCAGAGCGTGACCACTATGCGCGCCTGCCTGGAATGAATGACAAGGAGCTGAAAAAGTTTGCCGCCCGTATCTCATCGCAGCTTTTCATGATGTATGAGGAACTCAGCGATGCCTGGGTGGATGCGCATGGCGAAAAAGAATCGCTGTTTACGGATGAGGCGCAGGCTCACCTGTATGGTCATGTTGCTGGCGCTGCACGTGCTTTCAATATTTCCCCGCTCTACTGGAAAAAATACCGTAAAGGACAGATGACCACGAGGCAGGCATATTCTGCCATTGCCCACCTGTTTAACGATGAGTGGTGGACTCATCAGCTTAAAGGCCAGCGTATGCGCTGGCATGAGGCGTTACTGATTGCTGTCGGGGAGGTCAATAAAGACCGTTCTCCTTATGCCAGTAAACACGCCATTCGTGATGTGCGTGCACGCCGCCAGGCAAATCTGGAATTTCTTAAATCGTGTGACCTCGAAAACAGGGAAACCGGCGAGCGCATCGACCTTATCAGTAAGGTGATGGGCAGTATTTCTAATCCTGAAATTCGTCGGATGGAGTTGATGAACACCATTGCCGGTATTGAGCGTTACGCCGCCGCAGAGGGCGATGTGGGGATGTTTATCACGCTGACCGCGCCGTCAAAGTATCACCCGACACGTCAGGTCGGAAAAGGCGAAAGTAAAACCGTCCAGCTTAATCACGGCTGGAATGATGAGGCATTTAATCCAAAGGATGCGCAGCGATATCTCTGCCGTATCTGGAGCCTGATGCGCACGGCATTCAAGGATAATGATTTACAGGCCTACGGTTTGCGTGTCGTTGAGCCACACCACGACGGAACGCCGCACTGGCATATGATGCTTTTTTGTAATCCACGCCAGCGTAACCAGATTATCGAAATCATGCGTCGCTATGCGCTTAAAGAGGATGGCGACGAAAGAGGAGCCGCGCGAAACCGTTTTCAGGCAAAACACCTTAACCGGGGCGGTGCTGCGGGGTATATCGCAAAATACATCTCAAAAAACATCGACGGCTATGCACTGGATGGTCAGCTCGATAACGATACCGGCAGGCCGCTGAAAGACACTGCAGCGGCTGTTACCGCATGGGCGTCAACGTGGCGTATCCCGCAATTTAAAACGGTTGGTCTGCCGACAATGGGGGCTTACCGTGAACTACGCAAATTGCCTCGTGGCGTCAGCATTGCTGATGAGTTTGACGAACGCGTCGAGGCTGCACGCGCCGCCGCAGACAGTGGTGATTTTGCGTTGTATATCAGCGCGCAGGGTGGGGCAAATGTCCCGCGCGATTGTCAGACTGTCAGGGTTGCCCGTAGCCCGTCGGATGACGTTAACGAGTATGAGGAAGAAGTCGAGAGAGTGGTCGGCATTTACGCGCCGCATCTCGGCGCGCGTCATATTCATATCACCAGAACCACGGACTGGCGCATTGTTCCGAAAGTTCCTGTCGTTGAGCCTTTGACTTTAAAAAGCGGCATCGCCGCGCCTCGGAGTCCTGTCAATAACTGTGGAAAGGTCACCGGTGGTGATACTTCGTTACCGGCTCCCACACCTTCTGAACACGCCGCAGCAGTGCTTAATCTGGTTGATGACGGTGTTATCGAATGGAATGACCCGGAGGTCGTGAGGGCGCTCAGAGGTGCATTAAAACACGGACTGAGAACACCAAATCGTCAGCAAAGAAACGGAAGCCCGTTAAAACCGCATGAAATGGCACCATCGGCCAGACTGACCCGGCCGGAACGAATGCAAATTACCCGTATCCGCGTTGACCTTGCTCAGAACGGTATCAGGCCGCAGCGATGGGAGCTTGAGGCGCTGGCGCGCGGGGCGTCTGTGATATACGACGGGCAGAAATTCACATATCCTGTTGCTGATGAGTGGCCGGGGTTTACTGGTATATATGAATGGGGGTAATTGTGAGAAAAATCTGTGTTATTGTTGGGTAGATTGCTGGGCTGTGGCTTTTCTTACTGCTTCTTTGTTGGGCGGGTGAGCAAGACCGCAAAGACAGTGAGGAACGGATAGCAACAGAGCTGAAAATCACGGCTGTTTTTATAAACAATAAGTGCATGGTGAAGGGGTATGGTTGCTTCGAAGGGAGGTGATCTATCTGACCAAAGAAAACGCCGTCGATGCTGAAACTCTCTTTCAGTGCTGGTCGGGATGAACAACGAGCCCGCGAGGCGTTAGCTATGACATGGGAAAAGTAAGATATCATTAGAATCAGAAATTTCGCGTATTGGTAATGTTTCCCAACGTCACGTTGAGGTGTTATGAAGATTTATCTTGACCACAATATTTTGGACGACCTAAGCAAGAATAGAATGACCTTAGAAGTGCCTGATGACACGATATGGGTTTATTCTGACGAAAACTTCAATGAAATAAAACGCGCTAGAGATATGCGATTTTTAGATGTGTTGAGACAGCTTAAAGCAAGAAAGTTGGAACTCGAATTCGATAATCAATTTAGGCTTACCGGGCGTGCATTTCTTCATGATTATTGTGAGCCAAAGGATATGTATCAGCAGTGGCTTGATAACATCAATGAAATCCATGTTGATGAATGCATACAATCACAAATGCAGTTTTTGATACGGTTAGCTGGCGCAGATAATTACAGTGAAATTCTTCATCAACATAATAAATTAAAAGAGTTTCTTTATGCTCTCTTATCACCACATGACCTCATCACTGACGAAATTGAATCTCAGATAGAACAGGCAGTTGAAGACATTAAGTTAGTTACTCACGGGCAATTACAGAATGCTCAAAGCCTGGTAACGTCACGTGCGGCAATCGGCACCGGTAACGGTAGGGCAAGTAACCTTTCAATAAAGGATAATCCCTTGAAGCTGATATGGGATATGTTGCGTGATAATTATCAGGGAATAACAATTGATCAATTCTATGGATTTGACCCACTGAATAAACAGGGTTATGAAGAGTGGCCTTTATATTTGGGAGTTGCAGGTTGCCATACTGTTCTTAATTTTCTGGGTTTCCACCCTGACAAGGGGCTTAACCGTATTGAAAAAATGCCTGGCATTTTAAGTGATGCGAACCACACCGCTATGGCTATTTATTGTGATGCTATTTTGAGTCAAGACCAAAAATTTTGTGCCAAAGCGCGTGCGATTTTTGCATATTTAGACTTGGATATTAGGGTTATTGAGGCTACACCAAATGATAAATTGTTAAGCAAATAGCACGCTGGACAATACGGATGTTAGCAATGCCCGCATAGGGTGCATGATTTTGCATGCATAGATGTTGCCAGTTCTGGCCGTGCGCCGCCAGGACGGGCTTGGCTCAAAAGCGGTATTGCACCTGCATTAAAACCGCCCCATGAAGCGGGCGGGCGAGGCGGGGAAAGCACTGCGCGCTGGCGGTGGTGCTGATTTTATTTTTTCAGCGTCTGAGCGCGTCGTGATGGCGTTTAGAGTGTGCGCCGGGGCGTTGGTGTGTCTGCGGGCTGTTTTGTGCGGTGGTGAGCGTGTGAGGGCGTGATGGCGGGGGGGTAAAAAAGCCGCCCGCAGGCGGCGATGTTCAGCCGTTGTCAGTGTCCAGTGAGTAGTTTTTAAAGCGGATGACCTCCTGGCCGAGCCAGCCGTTTATTTCCCGAATCCTGTCCTGTAGCGGGATAAGCTCATTGCGGACAAAGACCTTTGCCACTTTCTCAATATCTCCCAGTGACCCGACGTTCTCCGGCTTGCCGCCCATCAACTGAAAGGGGATGCGGTGCGCGTCCAGCAGGTCTGCGGCGCTGGCTTTTTTGATATTAAAAAAATCGTCTTTCGTTGCCACTTCACTGAGCGGGATAATTTTAATGCCGTCGGCTTTCCCCTGTGGGGCATAGAGAAACAGGTTTTTAAAGTTATTGCGGCCTTTCGACTTCACCATGTTTTCGCGGAGCATTTCGATATCGTTGCGATCCTGCACGGCATCGGTGACGTACATGATGTATCCGGCATGTGCGCCATTTTCGTAATACTTGCGGCGGAACAGCGTGGCCGACTCATTCAGCCAGGCAGAGTTAAGGGCGCTGAGATATTCCGGCAGGCCGTACAGCTCCTGATTAATATCCGGCTCCAGCAGGTGAAACAAGGAGCCGGACGCGAAGGCTGTCGGCTCGTTGAAGGACGGCACCCACCAGTAAACATCCTCCTCCACGCCACGGCGGGTATATTTTGCCGGTGAGGTTTCCAGTCTGATGACCTTACCGGTGGTGCTGTAACGCTTTTCCAGAAACGCATTACCGAACACCAGAAAATCCAGCACAAAGCGGCTGAAATCCTGCTGGGACAGCCACGGATGCGGGATAAATGTCGAGGCCAGAATATTACGTTTGACGTAAATCGGTGAGCTGTGATGCACGGCAGCACGCAGGCTTTTTGCCAGACCAGTAAAGCTGACCGGTGGTTCATACCATCTGCCGTTACTGATGCACTCGACGTAATCCAGAATGTCACGGCGGTCGAGTACCGGCACCGGCTCACCAAAGGTGAATGCTTCCATTTTCGGGGCGCTGGCGGTCATTTTTTTTGCCGCAGGTTGCTGTGTTTTCCCTTTTTTCTTGCTCATCAGTAAAACTCCAGAATGGTGGATGTCAGCGGGGTGCTGATACCGGCGGTGAGTGGCTCATTTAACAGGGCGTGCATGGTCGCCCAGGCGAGGTCGGCGTGGCTGGCTTCCTCGCTGCGGCTGGCCTCATAGGTGGCGCTGCGTCCGCTGCTGGTCATGGTCTTGCGGATAGCCATAAACGAGCTGGTGATGTCGGTGGCGCTGACGTCATATTCCAGACAGCCACGGCGGATAACGTCTTTGGCCTTGAGCACCATTGCGGTTTTCATTTCCGGCGTGTAGCGGATGTCGCGCGCGGCGGGATAGAACGAGCGCACGAGCTGGAACACGCCGACACCGAGGCCGGTGGCATCAATTCCGATGTATTCGACGTTGTATTTTTCGGTGAGTTTGCGGATGGATTCCGCCTGAGTGGCAAAGTCCATGCCTTTCCACTGGTGACGCTCAAGTATTCTGAATTTGCCACCGGCCACCACCGGCGGTGCCAGCACCACGCATCCGGCGCTGTCGCCACGGTGTGACGGGTCGTAACCAATCCATACAGGGCGGGAGCCGAACGGATTGGCGGCAAACGGCGCATAGTCTTCCCATTCTTCCAGCGTATCGACCATGCAGCGTTGCAGCTCCTCGAACGGGAACACCGACGCCTTGTCGTCAACAAATTCACACATGAACAGGTTTTTAAAATCGTCGGCGCTGTTTTCGCGTTTAAGCTGCTCAATGTCGAACAGCGTGCAGCCACCTTTCAGGGCGTCCTCAATGGTGACAATCTGCCGCCACTGGCCGTCCGCACAGAGAAGCCCACCGGCAAGGGCGTTATGACTGACGTCGATTTCCACACGTTCGGCGGCGCTGGCGCGTCCCCGGTTGAACAGTTCACCCGACCAGAACGGGTAGGCGTCGTGCGCCAGCGTGGATGGGGTGGAGAAATAGGTCGAACGCAGGTGACTCTGTGAGGCCATACCTGATGCCACCTTACGCAGTACCTGAAAATTCGGGATCCAGAAAATCTCATCGACGTACAGGTCGCCGTTATGGCTCTGTGCGGTGTTGGAGTTGGTGCCGAGAAAAATCAGTTTTGCGCCGTTATTGCCCAGGACAATCGGGTCACCGGTCAGGTCAACGTCAACCAGACGGGCAAAGGCGATGATGTATTCGCGGAACACATACGCCTGCGTTTTACTGGCCGACAGAAAAATCTGGTTATGACCGGTTTTCAGGGCGCGCAGCAGCGCCTCGCGGGAAAAATAAAACGTTGCGCCAATCTGGCGGGATTTCAGAATATCGCGGATGCGGTGCTCAAGCCCGGCGCGATACCAGTGCAGCTGATAGTCGAAAGACTGCTTAAAGAAAATCTGCTCCAGCTTTTCGATGGCCTCGTCACTGAAAAAATTCTTTTTCGGTTTGCGACGCCCGCCTTTGTTGCGGTTAGCGACGTTCGGATTAAGGTCTGCCTCGTTGCCGGTCTGACTGTAGCGGTTTACCCGTGCCAGTCGTTCAATCTGGCGTCCGAGCAGGTCAATTTCCTTGAAGTCACCGCCGGTTTTCTGCGGTTTGATGATGAGCTGGGTCAGTCGCGCTTCCAGACTCATTTCGACACGGCTGATGGGGGCAACGCTGTCCCAGCCGTCGCGCTGTTTCCAGCTCTGCACCGTCGGGCGTTTCATCTGCAACATGGCGGCAATCTGCGGCACGGAAAACCCCTGCCAGTACAGCAGCGCCGCCTGACGACGCGGGTCGTGTAAAAGAGTGGTGTCTGTGGTGATGGTCATGAATACCTCGCCGTGATGAATACACGGCAAGGCTACTGAGTCGCGCCCCGCGATTCGCTAAGGTGCTGTTGTGTCAGTGATAAGCCATCCGGGACTGATGGCGGAGGATGCGCATCGTCGGGAAACTGATGCCGACATGTGACTCCTCTAATCACTATTCAGGACTCCTGACAATGGCAAAAAAAGTCTCAAAATTCTTTCGTATCGGCGTTGAGGGTGACACCTGTGACGGGCGTGTCATCAGTGCGCAGGATATTCAGGAAATGGCCGAAACCTTTGACCCGCGTGTCTATGGTTGCCGCATTAACCTGGAACATCTGCGCGGCATCCTGCCTGACGGTATTTTTAAACGTTATGGCGATGTGGCCGAACTGAAGGCCGAAAAGATTGACGATGATTCGGCGCTGAAAGGCAAATGGGCGCTGTTTGCGAAAATCACCCCGACCGATGACCTTATCGCGATGAACAAGGCCGCGCAGAAGGTCTATACCTCAATGGAAATTCAGCCGAACTTTGCCAATACAGGCAAATGTTATCTGGTGGGTCTGGCCGTCACCGATGACCCGGCAAGCCTCGGCACGGAATACCTGGAATTCTGCCGCACGGCAAAACACAACCCCCTGAACCGCTTCAAATTAAGCCCTGAAAACCTGATTTCAGTGGCAACGCCCGTTGAGCTGGAATTTGAAGACCTGCCTGAAACCGTGTTCACCGCCCTGACCGAAAAGGTGAAGTCCATTTTTGGCCGCAAACAGGCCAGCGATGACGCCCGTCTGAATGACGTGCATGAAGCGGTGACCGCTGTTGCTGAACATGTGCAGGAAAAACTGAGCGCCACTGAGCAGCGCCTCGCTGAGATGGAAACCGCTTTTTCCGCACTTAAGCAGGATGTGACTGACAGGGCGGATGAAACCAGCCAGGCATTCACCCGCCTGAAAAACAGTCTCGACCACACCGAAAGTCTGACCCAGCAGCGCCGCAGCAAGGCCACCGGTGGTGGCGGTGACGCCCTGATGACGAACTGCTGACCGGCGTCAGTCAGTCCGGGAAAACCTTCACGATTAACCCTTAATTTCAGGAAAAACTATGCGCCAGGAAACCCGCTTTAAATTTAATGCCTACCTGTCCCGTGTTGCCGAACTGAACGGCATCGACGCCGGTGATGTGTCGAAAAAATTCACCGTTGAACCGTCGGTCACCCAGACCCTGATGAACACCATGCAGGAGTCCTCTGACTTTCTGACCCGCATCAACATTGTGCCGGTCAGCGAAATGAAAGGGGAAAAAATTGGCATCGGTGTCACCGGCTCCATCGCCAGCACCACCGACACCGCCGGTGGCACCGAGCGTCAGCCGAAGGACTTCTCGAAGCTGGCGTCAAACAAGTACGAATGCGACCAGATTAACTTCGATTTTTATATCCGCTACAAAACGCTGGACCTGTGGGCGCGTTATCAGGATTTCCAGCTCCGTGTCCGTAACGCCATTATCAAACGCCAGTCCCTTGATTTAATCATGGCCGGTTTTAACGGCGTGAGGCGTGCCGAAACCTCTGACCGCAGCAGCAATCCGATGCTGCAGGATGTGGCGGTCGGCTGGCTGCAGAAATACCGCAATGAAGCCCCGGCGCGCGTGATGAGCAAGGTCACTGACGAGGAAGGGCACACCACCTCTGAGGTTATCCGCGTGGGTAAGGGCGGTGATTATGTAAGCCTCGACGCACTGGTGATGGATGCGACCAACAACCTGATTGAACCGTGGTATCAGGAAGACCCTGACCTTGTGGTGATTGTGGGGCGTCAGCTACTGGCGGACAAGTATTTCCCCATCGTTAACAAGGAGCAGGACAACAGCGAAATGCTGGCCGCTGACGTCATCATCAGCCAGAAACGCATCGGTAACCTGCCGGCGGTACGCGTCCCGTACTTCCCGGCGGATGCGATGCTCATCACGAAGCTGGAAAACCTGTCCATCTACTACATGGATGACAGCCATCGCCGCGTGATTGTGGAAAACCCGAAACTCGACCGCGTGGAGAACTACGAGTCAATGAACATTGATTACGTGGTGGAAGACTACGCCGCCGGTTGTCTGGTGGAAAAAATCAAGGTCGGTGATTTCTCCACACCGGCTAAGGCGACCGCAGAGCCGGGAGCGTAACCGATGACGAGTCCCGCACAGCGCCACATGATGCGGGTCTCGGCAGCGATGACCGCGCAGCGGGAAGCCGCCCCGCTGCGACATGCAACTGTCTATGAGCAGATGCTGGTCAAGCTGGCCGCAGACCAGCGCACACTGAAAGCGATTTATTCAAAAGAGCTTAAGGCCGCGAAAAAGCGCGAACTGCTGCCGTTCTGGTTGCCGTGGGTGAACGGTGTGCTGGAGCAGGGCAAAGGTGCACAGGATGACATTCTGATGACGGTCATGCTGTGGCGTCTGGATACCGGCGATATTGCCGGTGCGCTGGAGATTGCCCGTTATGCCCTGAAGTACGGTCTGACCATGCCGGGTAAACACCGCCGCACCCCGCCGTACATGTTCACCGAGGAGGTCGCACTCGCGGCCATGCGCGCTCACGCTGCCGGTGAATCTGTGGATATCCGCCTGCTGACGGAGACCCTTGAACTGACCGCCACGGCTGACATGCCTGATGAAGTGCGCGCAAAGCTGCACAAAATCACCGGTCTGTTTCTGCGTGACGCTGGTGATGCCGCAGGGGCGCTGGCGCACCTGCAACGCGCGACACTGCTCGACTGTCAGGCAGGCGTCAAAAAAGAGATTGAACGACTGGAGCGGGAGCTGAAACCGAAGCCGGAGCCGCAGCCCAAAGCGGCCACCCGTACCCCGCGTAAGACCCGGAGCGTGACACCGGCAAAACGTGGACGCCCGAAAAAGAAAGCCAGTTAACAACCGAATGCGCCCCGCGCCAGGGCGGCACGCCGGTCAGTGAGGGTGAATCACCTGACACTGTACCGGCGTCCACCGCCCGACTTTTCAGAGGTAGTCATGATGACGCTGATTATTCCGCGAAAGGAGGCTCCTGTATCCGGTGAGGGTACGGTGGTCATCCCGCAACCGGCAGGCGACGAGCCGGTGATTAAAAACACGTTCTTTTTTCCCGATATCGACCCGAAGCGCGTCCGGGAACGTATGCGCCTTGAGCAGACCGTCGCCCCCGCCCGTCTGCGTGAGGCCATCAAGTCAGGTATGGCGGAGACGAATGCGGAGCTGTACGAGTACCGCGAACAGAAAATTGCCGCCGGTTTTACGCGTCTGGCGGACGTCCCGGCGGACGACATCGACGGTGAAAGCATCAAAGTTTTTTACTACGAGCGCGCCGTGTGTGCGATGGCGACCGCGTCGCTTTATGAGCGTTATCGCGGCGTGGATGCCAGTGCGAAAGGCGACAAGAAGGCTGACAGCATTGACAGCACCATTGATGAACTGTGGCGGGATATGCGCTGGGCGGTGGCGCGTATCCAGGACAAGCCGCGCTGCATCGTGAGTCAAATCTGATGAAGACCTTTGCGCTACAGGGCGACACGCTCGACGCCATTTGTGTCCGGTATTACGGGCGCACTGAGGGCGTGGTTGAGACCGTGCTCGCCGCAAATCCGGGACTGGCTGAACTGGGTGCGGTGCTGCCACACGGCACCGCCGTCGAACTGCCCGACGTTCAGACCGCGCCCGTGGCTGAAACTGTCAATCTGTGGGAGTAACGCATGACAGCAGAAGAAAAAAGCGTCCTGTCGCTTTTCATGATTGGGGTGCTGATTGTTGTCGGCAAGGTGCTTGCCGGTGGTGAACCCATCACCCCGCGTCTGTTTATCGGGCGCATGTTGCTCGGTGGTTTTGTCTCGATGGTTGCCGGTGTTGTTCTGGTGCAGTTTCCTGACCTGTCACTGCCTGCGGTGTGCGGCATCGGCTCCATGCTGGGTATCGCTGGTTATCAGGTGATTGAGATTGCCATTCAGCGCCGCTTTAAGTGCAGGGGGAAACCGTAATGCCGGTAATTAACACGCATCAGAATATCGCTGCCTTTCTCGACATGCTGGCCGTGTCCGAAGGGACGGCGAATCATCCGCTGACGAAAAACCGGGGCTATGACGTGATAGTCACCGGACTGGACGGGAAGCCGGAAATTTTCACTGACTACAGTGACCACCCGTTCGCGCATGGCCGGCCGGCGAAGGTGTTTAACCGTCGCGGTGAAAAATCCACGGCCTCCGGTCGCTATCAGCAGCTTTACCTGTTCTGGCCGCACTACCGCAAACAGCTTGCCCTGCCGGATTTCAGTCCGTTGTCACAGGACAGACTCGCCATTCAGTTGATCCGCGAACGCGGTGCACTGGATGACATCCGGGCGGGACGCATTGAGCGCGCCATTTCACGCTGTCGCAATATCTGGGCGTCCCTGCCGGGTGCCGGTTACGGTCAGCGTGAGCATTCACTGGAAAAACTGGTCACCGTCTGGCGTACCGCCGGCGGTGTACCAGCTTAAACGGAGTAAACACCATGAAGAAATTATCCCTTTCACTGATGCTGAATGTGTCGCTGGCGCTGATGCTGGCACTGTCCCTGATTTACCCGCAGAGCGTGGCCGTCAATTTTGTCGCCGCCTGGGCGATTCTGGCGACGGTTATCTGTGTGGTTGCCGGTGGTGTCGGCGTGTATGCCACTGAGTATGTGCTGGAACGCTACGGGCGGGAGCTGCCACCGGAATCGCTGGCCGTGAAGATTGTCACGTCGCTGTTTTTGCAGCCGGTGCCGTGGCGCAGGCGGGCGGCGGCTCTGGTAGTGATGGTGGCGACGTTTATCTCGCTGGTCGCTGCCGGGTGGATTTTTACCGCGCTGATTTATCTTGTGGCGTCGCTGTTTTTCCGGCTGATACGTAAAGCCTGTCGTCAGCGTCTTGAGGGGCGGGAACCATGTCAAAGCTGATGATTGTGCTGGTCGTGTTGTTATCGCTGGCGGTGACCGGTCTGTTTCTGGTGAAACACAAAAATGCCAGCCTGCGCGCCTCGCTGGACAGGGCGAACAGCGTCGCCAGTGAACAGCAGACGACCATCACCATGCTGAAAAATCAGCTTCATGTTGCCCTCACCAGGGCAGACAAAAACGAGCTGGCGCAGGTGGCACTGCGTCAGGAACTGGAAAACGCCGCGAAGCGTGAAGCACAGCGCGAGAAAACCATCACGAGGTTACTCAATGAAAACGAAGATTTTCGCCGCTGGTACGGCGCTGACCTGCCTGATGCTGTGCGCCGGTTGCACCAGCGCCCCGCCTGCACTGACGCCAGTGATTGTCGCCAACGCCTGCCCGAAAGTGAGTCTTTGCCCGATGCCGGGCAGTGACCCGGAGACGAACGGCGATTTAAGTGCCGATATCCGGCAGCTTGAGAACGCGCTGGCACGCTGTGCCAGCCAGGTAAAAATGATTAAACACTGTCAGGACGAAAACGATGCTCAAACCCGACAGCCTGCGCAGGGCACTGACTGATGCCGTCACGGTACTGAAAACCAGCCCCGAGATGCTGCGGATATTCGTGGATAACGGGAGTATTGCCTCCACACTGGCGACGTCGCTGTCATTCGAAAAGCGTTACACGCTCAATGTCATTGTGACCGACTTTACCGGTGATTTTGACCTGCTCATCGTGCCGGTGCTGGCGTGGCTGCGGAAAAATCAGCCCGACATCATGACCACCGACGAAGGCCAGAAAAAGGGCTTCACGTTTTATGCAGACATCAACAATGACAGCAGCTTTGATATCAGCATCAGCCTGATGCTGACCGAGCGCACGCTGGTCAGTGAGGTTGACGGCGCACTGCATGTGAAGAATATCCCGGAACCTCCGCCGCCAGAGCCGGTCACCCGCCCGATGGAGCTTTATATCAATGGCGAACTGGTGAGCAAGTGGGATGAATGAGTTTAAGCGTTTTGAAGACCGGCTGACCGGACTTATTGAGTCGCTGTCACCGTCAGGGCGTCGGCGACTGAGTGCCGAACTGGCGAAACGCCTGCGGCAGAGTCAGCAGCGTCGGGTGATGGCACAGAAAGCTCCGGACGGCACACCCTATGCGCCACGCCAGCAGCAGAGCGCCAGAAAAAAGACCGGTCGCGTTAAGCGAAAAATGTTTGCGAAACTTATCACCAGTCGTTTTTTGCATATCCGCGCCAGCCCTGAACAGGCATCAATGGAGTTTTACGGCGGGAAGTCACCGAAAATCGCCAGTGTGCATCAGTTTGGTCTGTCGGAAGAAACCCGGAAAGACGGTAAGAAAATTGATTATCCTGCGCGTCCTCTGCTCGGCTTTACCGGTGAGGATGTGCAGATGATTGAAGAGATTATCCTGGCTCACCTTGAGCGTTAGTTGTGCCATTCCCGACACCTCATCGTCACATTGCCGCCGGTATGACCCGGCGGCATCCTTCCCGTTATGAACACTCTCGCAAATATTCAGGAACTCGCGCGCGCACTGCGCAACATGATTCGCACCGGCGTTATCGTCGAAACCGACCTTAACGCCGGTCTCTGCCGTGTGCAGACCGGCGGCATGTGTACCGACTGGCTGCAGTGGCTGACCCATCGCGCCGGTCGTTCGCGCACATGGTGGGCACCTTCCGTGGGGGAACAGGTGCTGATTCTGTCCGTGGGCGGTGAACTCGACACGGCGTTTGTTCTGCCGGGGATTTATTCCGGCGATAATCCCGCACCGTCTGCGTCGGCGGATGCCCTGCATATCCGTTTCCCTGACGGGGCGGTGATTGAGTATGAACCCGAAACCAGTGCGCTCACGGTAAGCGGAATTAAAACGGCCAGTGTGACGGCTTCTGATTCTGTTACTGCCACGGTGCCGGTGGTCATGGTGAAAGCGTCAAACCGCATCACCCTGGACACACCGGAGGTGGTCTGCACCAACAGGCTGATTACCGGCACGCTGGAAGTGCAGAAGGGCGGGACGATGCGCGGCAACATTGAACACACCGGCGGTGAACTCTCATCAAACGGTAAGGTACTGCATACCCATAAACACCCCGGCGACAGCGGCGGCACAACCGGGAGTCCTTTATGACAGCGCGTTATCTCGGAATGAATCGCAGTGATGGCCTGACTGTCACTGACCTTGTGCGTATTTTCATGAAAGGAGGTTTGTCTCTTATACACAATCTTACGCTTCCGACGAAGAGGATAGTGGAAGACGTTCTAGTAGATCAGAGATTTAAAAAAAAAAAA